CCAACATTTAATACAAAATCAAACTTCTCATGTTTGCTCATTTTGATTAGATTAGATACTGCTTTTGGGTGATGCAGAGGAATCTGCAAGTCCGGCGTTATAAGATACCTACGATTGGCTTTAATCGTCATCCTCATCGTCAGTTGGATCTATGGATGGGATAATCCCACCATCGCCTACAATCCAATCAGGAAAAGTCTTATGTTCAGTCATCAACCAAAAAGCGTGCTCAGGTGTAAATCCTGCTTTTCTGGCTGCTTTATAACATTCGTGTAATGCGGTGTAATGCTGATCTATTTTTGTTAATGGTTCAGGAGATTGGCGAACGACGCGACGATTGATCTTTTTGCGTTTGATAGGTTTTCGAGTGTTCGCCATAAATAAAATTATCGCTTAGACATTAAAACAAATAGATCATCGACACGCTGTTCAAGTCGATTAATCTGATCTTTAATTGATGAGCCTCCGTTTGGTTTCAACTCATTCAAGTAAGACTTAATAAGAAAGCGAACTCCCACTAACAAACTTGTAGATATGGCGCATACGCCAACGGCTATACCAATAATTTCGTTTGCGGTCATTTGGCATTAATTCCATAATCAGCCTCTTTGCCGGACTTTGGATCTAATGCTTTTGCAATAGGTGCTACTAATGCTCCAGCCAGTATTGCAAACTCTGGTCTGATGTCAGCGACAATTGCCAAAAGGACAGTAATTCCTGATGCAGCAACGGCTCTTAAATAAGACTTAATTGCAGCCTTGTGTTTGTTAGATAGTTTCATGCGTTGCCTCCTATTAGTGGGATGTTAAAGAACTCTCCTGTTTGTTTTGGGTGGAATGAAACATGGACATGAGCCGTATGCGGTGATGCACCCTTATATTTTCTCCATCGCCAATTTAATAATTTGCTGGCAATATGATGATTGTGAATAACATATTTGATGCGCTTATCTGTTTTGCCAGCAATGCGTATTTGATCCGCTAGGTAAGCAGATATGCCTTCGGCTGCACCAAGATCCGCTGTAATGTCAATTGCACAAACTTCGCCCGATGTCAAGGGATTGTGATCCGAAACTTTAGATCTCATTTGGTGTTGTGCCGAGGCGATCCAGCCATCTGATTTTCTAGATCTATCAGGAAAGCAATCATCAATTTGTTCCCTAAGTTGAACGGCTGCTTTAGATAGAAATGGCTTCATTACACAAGAAGGAGTTTTGCTTCATCCTCGGTAATGCCTAAACGCTCAAGTAACTCTGCCCTAGCCTGAGCCTTTGCTTGGGCTTCTGCTTCTTTGGCTTCTTTTGCTAATTTAGCATTAGCCCACTCAGTAATTGTGGCATTATATTCATCAGCAGATAATTCAGTATATCCTGAATCATCGCTGCCAACTTTTAAGGTTGGAAATTGATTCTCAAGTATTTCGATCATTTGTTGTTTTGTTGTCATTATGCTGTCGCCAATCCATAGACTGATACTGTGCCAGTTATATTTGTTGATGATGATTGCAATAAAAATCCTGTATAAGTTCTTGCTGTAACATTTACTGAACTGACCCGAAATTGATTTCCAGTATTTCTAGAAACAAAATCGCCAACAACAGAACAAGTCTCACTTGCATTGCCCACTTTGTAAACTGTTAAATTGCCAGTAATCGCATCACTAGAGTCGCCAGAAAAATTACTCAAAGCCATAACGCCAGCATTGGAATTGCCTTGATTTGTAAAAGTAACGCTGTTTGGTGGGCATAATGCGTTGCTTGTATAATACGCACTTGTTTGACTGGTTCCGCTATATCTCATAACCATTTGTAAATCATCTGCTGGTGTTGCAGCCTCTATACCTTCAAATTGTATTAAATATACTTTGTAAGTTGATGTGAATACTCCGTCAAATGTCGTGCTGGTATTAGCAACATTTGAAAATGATGAGCGTTGAATTAAAGTCATTCCACTCGCCCCACCAGCAGCGGCCCACTCAGGAGCAGTTGCGCCAGAATTTACTTTTAGCACCTGACCTGCTGTGCCAATTCCAAGACGGCTAAAAGTTCCTGAACCAGTACCATACAAAGTATCGCCAGCAGTTGTAATTGCTGTAGCCATTGAGTTTGTAATAGTTACAGCACCAGTTGTGCCACCGCCTGAAATTCCTGTGCCAGCAGTAACTGCTGTTATATCACCAACATCATTTGTGATCCATGTGAAATCCATGTCTGTGTTTGATGTCTTACTAAGTATCTGACCGGTTGTTCCACCTTCAAGATCTTGCATTGATGTATCAATGGCTGATCCAAGAGTGCGGATAGCGGCTGCGCCATCCTTAACCAGATCGGTGTCGTCTGGTGTTTCCCATCCAAAATAAGTTGTGTTTGCCATATTAGGCTACTGCTCCAATCGCATTTTCCCATGTTAGTGTACCACTTAGAGTGTTCCAAGCCTCTGAGGCTGATACTTGTTCCCATTGCAACGCAACTTGAGAGAACTCGATCGGACTCAAATTTATGGTTAAGAATAATTCGTTGAATCTAGTGCTCCAACGCCAGCCTTCGACATAACCCTCAAATTGTTGAGTTGGGGCTATCTGAACAGGCAAGTCTGTTATTCGCAATGGCTGACCAATAAAGATCCCAAGCAACGCATCTCTGTCAGCATCATCAATTGATGAATTAGTCATTGGAAAAGTAATGCTGTCTAATAAAGGTCTTGGGTATGATCTTAAAGCGATGTATCGATCCGCTTGACTTTGAGCATCAGTCGCATCATGCAAAACTGTGTTGATCGTTTCGCCTTTATACCCAAATTGAGCAATACTTGTTAAATCAATTGCTGTTTTTTGAGATCCGTAATTGTTTCCATAATTGATGTATATGTCGTTTCGCACATCAGCAGATCGGGCCAAAGTTCTAAGACCTGCACCAATAGCGGTATTGGCTGAAATGTCTGTGTATCCATTGTTTGCCAAATAAGTCTGTCTATGATTTTGATCTGCATAACCAATCCGCCCCTGATTATCCTCATACAAAACACCAAAGGCTGAGTTGGCAATTAAAGATGCAATGTTGTAAATAGTATCTGGACTAGATGTTCGATTTTCCATTTCATATTGCCCTGGGCGATCAATCTCTCCAAGACCAACATTTTCAGCATTTGCCCAAGTTGTCGTTGGATCATATCCAGACCATGTTTCAGCAGCAGGTACTTCATTCCAATTGTTCAAAAATGTTTCTGCTAGCAAAGCATAAATTTGATCGCCGTCATCATCTTGAGCCAAAATTCCATTACTTACAATTTTTGGCAATTTAGCCAATGAACCTAAAGCAAGGATTGTGTATGAATAGGTTATGGCAATTGAGGAAGCAGTTGCAACCTCTGTGGTGAGGTCTGTAATATTGCCACCAAATAAAGTGATAAATGTGCCTGAACTATTTTTGACTTGTAAGGCTATTCCATCATTGACTTGAAAATTATAGTTTTCATTGTTTAATGCAACCAAAGTAAATTGTAAATAAGATGGAAGCGGTTGAGCATAAATATCATCTCGACCGGATTGATGCTGAATGCTTGAAATCGCAACATCTGTGTATTCGACCCCATTAATTGTTAATTTATATTCAGGAGTAAATACGCTCATTATCCGCCCTTGATGCCGTTGTTAAACAACTGTGGAACAGATCTTGATGCGCTGTCATTTAATACTTTGGCAACGGCTCTTGCCGCGCTTTCGCTGTCAATAGTAGAAACGGCAATGTTATATGTATTTCCGCCAGCCTGACCAAAAGGAGTTCCGGTTGCTGATTGATTAAATTGAGTTGGAACATTTGGGATATTACTACTAGGAGCAATTTGCGTTAATCCGTAAGTGGCAGCACCGGCAGCCAAAGCAGCAGCAGCGGTTCCAACAGATGCTCCACCAGTTGCAAATGCAGTAGCAACTCCAGCAGCAGCAGCGGCATTTCTCAAAGTGTTCATCGCAACAACAATTGTTCCAATGGCTGAAACAAACGCAGCAATCTTATTGACCACAAAAACAGTTGCAAGAATACCGGCTACAATTAACAATTCATCCTTAATGCTTATCAGGAATCCAATTGTTGTTTTTAATTGTTGCCCAAATTCATAAGCACCTCGAGTTGCATCAGTAATTCCTGAAGTAACGCTGTCATTTCCTGTCAAACCTGCTGCCAATGCTTGAACATTGGGAACGACTACCGCAAGCAAGTAATCTGCAAACTGCTTCATAATTGGAAGTAAGGCTGTTCCAATTTGTTCCTTTGTTTCAGAAAAAGCAATCTCTAATTGCCTCATCTTAAATTCTGCGTTAGTTGCCTCATTATCAATAAAGCCTTTATAAGTTCCCTTAAGCATCTGCATGATTTCCTCATGAGATTTGGTCTTAAGAGTAGTAGCATCAATACCTAAACCTAGTTTGCCAAGTGCAGTATTTTGTCCATCAAAACTTTTGCCCAGAGCATTTGCAATCGTTTCAAGTGGCTTACCAGTAGCGGTTGCTATCTCTTGAGATAAAGATAATAGATCCTGTGCTTTAGCAACATCATTTGTTGATCGAATCAATCGAGCAAAAGCAGGTCTTAAAACATCATCGGTTGTTGCGGTGGCAATGGATTGCTTTGTGATGTAAGTATCAATTGCTGCAATTTGCTCATTGGTTGCACTTGTGTTTGCTCGAATAGTTTGTTCTAATGATTTGCGAGCCTTCTCATCTTCGGCTGCTGCCTTTACTGCTGAAACTGCAAATGCTGTAACTGCTGCTCCAACTGCTGCAAATGCCAATGCTGCTTTTTTACCAAAATCAGAAATTTGATCGGCAGATTTATTAACTACCTTATTGGCATCATCTAAACCTTTTTTAAGTCCATCGATGTCTGCTGCAAGAGCAAGGGTTAAAGTTCTGCTATTACTTGCCATCAGAGAATTCCTTCTTTATATCTAAAATGATTTCTTCAAATTCTTTAATGATTGTAGGTTGCAAATGTCTTACTGTTGGATAAATGAACCAACCTCTTGAACCCGGCCCTTTAGGCATTGGCCCAGACCATCTTGGAAATTGTGGATACTTACCTGAACCAAATTCTGATGCTGCTCCGATACCTTTGCGATTACCTTTGGGATCATTGCGAGTGTTGAATTGAGTTGTTGCACCGCCTGAAAATCTTTGTGAAGCAAATCCAAATGAAATCTCACCAAGCAATGAGGATTTTTTAACTTTACCGCCTTGAGCAACTCGATCAGCAACCTTGCCTCTAGATGAAGCAACTCTGCGAATTTCATTTAATTCTTTTTGCGCTAACTCACCAACTCTGCGTTTGGTTTCTTCGACGGCAATATCGCTCATACTTCTAATCACTCTGGCAAACGAAGCAAGTTCTCTTTTATCATAGACTATTAGAGGTTCGGTGCTAGTTGCCATTCCGTTTCTCCAATATCTCGATCGCTGTTAAAATGTCCTCTGCTTCAACCCATTCACTCATCGGTATTTGTGTGGCTATTGCCAACTCAACCAATAATCGACTTAGGCTTCCTGCTGCGTGGCTTTTGGGTCTGCATCACCGACAATTACATCGGCAACAGTTTCCATCCAAGTATCCATTGGTTTGATGGGTTTGCTTCCGGCAAGTTCACGCTTATGAGCATGATAAGCCAAAAACATAAGATCCCAAACGCCCAACTTTTCAGATGCTTGACCAATGGTATGTCCTGTCTGCTTTTCCCATTTCGCCCACTCAGGCGGTTGGGCAATGTAAGTTGCTTGCTCGCCTGAGTTATATTCAATTGTGATTGGTAGTTTCATTTTGCTCCCGTTGTTAGATTTTAACTAAATGTTTCTACTACTGCACCCTTTGATACTGTGAAAGTAAAGGAAACAGTTTGTGCATCAACGCCTGATCCGCCAGCGGTTGGAAACTCTGGTTTTACTGGAAACACAAATTGTGCTCCTGCTGCGCTTGTTAAAGTCATGCTGATGTCGGTGTCTGGTGCACTCTCAGCAGCAGTCCATAGAGCCTCACAAACTGAGCCTGTCTTACCCCAATCAGCCAACATATCCAATTGGAATGTGCCGCTGATATTAACAGTTTTGTAGGCTTCGCCTTCCATCGTCTGATAAACCTGACGATCGTTTACTTTGGTCAATACTGCGTTGGTGGCTTGTGCCTGAATATCTGTTCCACCTGTGAAAGATAAACCAACATCACGACCGGTTATTACTGTGGTTGCCATGTTTTCTCCTTATGCTGTTTGTGTGTAATAGGTAGATACTCGAATGTCAGAAATCAGCAGAGTGCTAGCCCCAACTTGACTGACTGTCGGTCTTTCAACCGAACTCACAATATATCCAACCGGAATAACTGCGAGAACGCTCATGATTAATTGCTCGATATTATCGAGGGATGCAGGATTGCTATTGTATGCAACTGCAACTGAGATTGTAAAATTGATTTTTGCATGAATAGTAGATTTGTTAATTGTTTCCAATTCAAGGTACGGAGAATCCGGAACCAAAACGACTGCTGGTGGATAAACGCTTTCGGGAACCGAACTGTATACATTGCTAGCAACAGTTGCTAATGCGGTTGCAAGCGGTGTGCGAATCTCTGAAAGAATTGTGCTTGGCACTATTGAGCCATGCTTTCAACATCAATGTAAGGCCCTAATAATCCTACGCACCGATTGAAAAGCGACCTGCCCATTCTGAATGGAGTTGCTGTAAAATCTACGCCTTCGATTTGTCCTCCGGCTGCAATTCTTGATTGGAAAATTTCGACTGAAACGGCAAACATTGCTGATCGAACAGGCTGGACTCCAACATAAGTTGATCCGCCAGAAAGGGCAGCAACTCCGGATGGGATGACATTAACTTCGAGTAAATCGGCATTAGTGATCGATTGCGAAAAGGTATATTGTCCAAGATTATCTGCCAGCACAACTCTTGTTCCGTTGTAGGGTGTTCCGCATCCTGTGATGACAACTGATTGTCCTTCGGTAAATTCATGAATTCCTAGTGTAGTGAAAGTGGCGACATTATCAGTCAGCGACACTTTTTGAATTGGGCTTTTGAATGTAACTAGCAATGGAAGGATTACGCCTTCAGCCGAATCTATTATACCCTCCAGATATGCGTCATTGTACAAGGATGATGACACACCAATTATTGCTCTCAACTCTGATGCTGTGATAATAGTTGGCATGTCATCTCCTTACTCCCTTAATGGATGCCTAGGATCGGGAGCAACCCTAGGCACTCAGTTAAATTACGCTACTGTTAAATAACGGAATGCAGTTGGGAAGCGGTTCACTACGGCTACATAACCATAAAGACCGATTTCGATGCGTCCGTTAGCAACCAAGTTGGCACGAAGTTCAATTGTGCCACTCTCATGGAATCGCATTGCTGCTGATGGATAAACTAATCCATACTTAGCACCTGCATCGTTGCCTGTGTAGTTAGGATCAACGACTAATGAAAGACCAGCAACTGTTCCCGCTGTTGAGCCTTGTGAAATTAATCCGCCAGCATTTTGTGGAGCAGCGGCTGCGAATAGTGGACGCTGTGATCCATCAACTGCGCCAAGCAATCCAGCGAAATCGATATCATTTTGTCCACCTGAAGGAGCAACCAATAGGCGGTTTGGTGTAAAGCGCATAACGCCATAAGAATCTGCAATTCCATCAGCGATGGCTTTGTAAATAGATGATCCGGTTGAACCAATTGAGTTTTGTGCTGCAATGTTTGCTGCATAAGCATCTGTCTTTTGTGCATAAGATGCTGCTAACTCACGAACCAAAAGGTCAGCGAAAGATGGGTCTGAACGATCAAATAATTCAACATTGACTACATTTGCGCCTGCAAACTTAACAATATTGTCTTCTTGGAAAGTTACAACTGTATCAGTTGATGAAAACTCAACGCCCTCACCAGTTTGTGCAACAGTTGCTTGTGTTCCTAATTTAGGAGTAAAAATTTTCATTCCAAAATTTGGAAGCGGAGCACGCTCAATGCTATCAATGAAAGGTCTTGATGAATCAATAACTCCGATAACATCACGCAAATAATTTGGCGGAACCATTCCTGTGTTCTCAGAAACAGTTGCAATTTGTAATGCTGCTACTAAATCACGAGCATCGGTGTCGCCACTAAGTGCTTTGATTTGTGCGTTTAGATATTGTCCTGCTGTAACATTTAGATCAACTCTTGGCTTTGTATATGCCATGTAGTTTGCTGTTACAACTGGAGCCTGTGTCGCTTCTACCGCTTCGGTTGCGATAGGAGCCTCAGAAGTAATTTCTGACACTATGTTCTCCTTTGTTGTGGTTTCCTCAGCGGTTGCTTCGGAATTCTCTGTTGTTTCACTTGCTGCTACCTCAGCCACTCGTGCGCTGTCGATTGCCGGATCAGTTACTAAACTGACCTCTTGTAAAGAACTTTTTTGGATGCGTAACACGCCTTCAACATTTTTCCATTCGTTAATTTTTACGCCCACGCTAAAACCATCACGAAGGCCGGTGGCTGCTTCCTCAAGAGCATCATCTGCTCTAAATGTTTTGGCTAAACGAAAGGTCGCTTCCAATCCTGTATCTGTGGCAGTTATATCGATTAACTTGCCTAACGGCTTTGTATTTTGGTGCTCAAGCAATAATTTGACAGGCTTTGAGAAATCAATGCTGTCTTTTTCAAATACTGTTAATCCGGCGCTAGTCGAACCTTGCTCATCCCATGTAACGATCTTTCCTGAGATAGTGCGTTTGTTTGTATCGGCAGCGGTTATTTCTATTGGGAAATTAATCTTCATCGGATTAAGTCCTCCTCCTCTTGGATTTGCTCAATGCTCATTGCACCGATGCGGTTTAGGATTTCATAAACTTGCGCACGCTCTAATGCAGATCCACGCAAGAAATCATCAATATCAAATCTTGTTTCAATTCCGTTAGGACAGAAATCAGCGGCAGATAGGCGTTGCTCAATTGCAGTTAAGATTGGTCTTAATGAAAAGTCAATCAATGCTTTTCTTTCTGCAACTGTGTTTGTGTAAGTCATTGAAGTAGTTTCGGCAGAAATAAATGATGCAGGAATACCAGATGCTCTTGCAATTTCTAAAGCAAGATATTGGCGTGCCTCATTCATTTGAAGCGACTTAGGATCAAATCCTAAAGTTTGTAATTCTACATCAGCATTTAAGAATGCAGTTGCTCTTGTTGATCTTGATATCTTCCAAGATTCTAAAAGTTTTGTAATTCGTTCAGGAGTTAAGTTTGTGCCATTTGATTTAAGAACCATTTGTGGCATTGGCTCTCTTGCATACATTTCAGCGGCTTGCTCAAGTGCGGCAGCGGCTTTAATTGTACGACCAGCGCGATTTAAGATTCCTTCATCCAAACCATTAAAAACTATGAGGGAGCCTAAACCAAACGGAGGTATTCTTTTTCCATCGACTGTGTAGTATTCGATTTCGGTTGAATTTCCATTTAATGATGCAAAAACTCTGTTAGGTGCAATTCTTGTCCATGCTCTAATTCTTGAAGCATCAGTTGCTGCATAAGCATCCATAACCATTCCGTAAGCAACGCCATAAAGTAAAAGATCTTCAGCGATCCAAGCATAAATTGCTGATCCTGCAACTCTTGGATCTGGTTGCATAATTACCCTGTTTGGTCTTACATGTTCATTTGTAAAATGATTATATTGTTCAAGTGGTAAAGATCCAACTGTTGAACAAATTATTCCTCTAGCGCGAGCACCCGATGGAATTGCCATGAACTGTTCGCGAGATGCAGTTGTTGTTCCAAATAAAATTCCGCCAACTAATTGTTGAGCGTTGTAAGGTGCTAATGCAGCAGCAACATCAACTTGTGTATTTGGTTGATTTGATTTAGCGGTGAATCGGTCAAATAATCCCATTAGCACATAATATACCATAAATACAAATTATCCGACTTGAATATCAATTTCCGTTTCTACTTGTGTCGCAAAATATGTTGCAAGTGCCGAAGCGACCGCTGCACAAACAGCCACGCGACTTGCACGCCTTCCGATGATCCATGACCCATCCCCATAGGGCAGTTTTGCAGCGGAAAGTGTTTGTTGGGTCAGTTCGTCTTGACCTCCATGCTGTAATCGATGGGAATTGATTGCGCCCAACCACCGATCACAACTTTCAGCATATATCGCCCCATCCATATCTGTAATGGGAATTCCAGCCGGAACTAACCGACTTGCGACGGCTTGTGCAGTCCTTTTGGAATAAGCGACAGTCTGAACATTGTATTTTCTTACATAAGGTGCAATATCGTTTGCAACCGCTAAATCATTTATTGAATAATCATTTGACCATGTATGAAGTAAAACTAAATTAAACTTTTCTCCCGGTAATCGCTGAGTTGCAGTCAATGCTGCAAATTTTCTATCTGGCGACAAATCCAAACCAAACCAAGTCGGTTTCTCAGGATCTAAAGGTATTGGATCAGTCTGACACAATCCCCATTTTTGTGCATCGATTGCTGAATTAATTGTATCGACCCATTGCGCCAAAACTTCAGTCCGCACAATATCTGGAGGGTCATTGATTACGGCTTTAAGATTGTCGGGATGGATGGTTATGCCTAGTGATGGATTGGCTTGAGCAAATGCACTCCAATTAATCTCGCCTGACGGAAGCAAGATCGGAGCATCAGGTTCTGCACTCCACTCAAACCAACCAATCGGATCACCGCTTGTAGCCGAAGCGATAGCCCTCTCACGCAATTTATTCAAAATTACTGAATGTTGGTCGCCGGCCGAACTATAAATCCATACTTGCGGATTTTTTGCAGCCATCATGGAATACCGCATACTTGACCACGCATCTTCATCTTTGTATTCACGCAACTCATCAAGATGAATTGTTTCAGGTTTGCTCAAACCTCTTGCTGCATTGTTCGCAGCCTTTACAACAAACCGCCTATTGCCAAACAATTCAATTTCCTCGGCACCATGTTGCCATCGGATTTTCTTTACTTCCTTTTCCAATCTTGGATGCGTTTCAATTAAGCCAACAATTTGTCTAAATGTTTCAAGAGAAGTTGTAAGTCTGTGGGCTGACGCAAGTTGTAATCCTTCTCCCCATACAAACATGCCGGTCAAAATGCGCAACATCATAAGTGTAGATTTTCCCTGCTGACGGGCCATGATCAGGCCAAGTTCAGAATGCGCCCAACGACCATCGGCTCGAATTTTATGTCCATGAATACACACGAAGCGTTGCCATTCCATGAGATTGATCCCAAGTTCGGTAGCAAGGTCAATCATGTCTTGACCCTTTGAAGGCAAATCAGTCAGTTTGGAGTGAATACGGGGAGTTTGCACACCTCCTAATTCCGAATAAGCCGGATCACTTAAGATCTCTCCCGTTTGTAAATTAATCAAATCGATTCAATCTGAGCGTGAGGGATCGAGGTGTTTTGTGGGTTAGAAAGGGAACG